CCCATTTTATTTCTAACTTTAGTTGGTAACTTTTTTAGTCCAGGGTTATTAGGTTTTTTTAACATTTCCATCTCTTTCTTGCTTGTCTTAATCTTGAGTTAGGGTTTTTAGCTGCTTTAGGAAATTTCTTCATTTGTCCTGCAGATCTTGCACAGTAACTCTTTCTTCTTTTAGCAGCTTTACTACCTGGTTTAACTTTACCTGTTACAGCAGTTTTTAATTTACTACCAGGATTCTGTCTTCTATATTTGGCTACACCTTTAGCTGACATTCCAGCACCTTGTTTAGTTGGTCTTTTATAACCACCTTTAATAGTTAAACCTTTCATATTGCTTTTTTTACGTGTAGCCATAATATCTATTTCTTTTTTTCTTTAATCCAAAAACCTGCTATACCTGAAGCACCACAACCAAGCATAATAATACTTTGCCATAAATCACTTGGAACTATAATACCACACATAGCTAATACTGCTGATATTGCAGAATAAGATGATGGTTCTTTAAATCTTTCTATTATATTTGTCATTTTTTTATTTTTCCTCCATACATTTTATTAACTAAGTTTTGACCTGAGTTATCTACTTTGTAGACTTTACCACCCATAGGTCTATTTACAGTATTTTTATAAACTTTACCACCCATAGGTCTTTTCATCATTTTATTACCATACATATTTTGTTCCTCCTTTTTAAATTTTTTATAAACATCTGGCTCATTAATAGCTAGATAAGTTTTTTGTTTCTTAGACTTAAAAGGCACTACTTGTAACCTTTACCATACCCACGTAATGCAGATCCTATTCCTTTAGGTTTACCTATTTGACCACCATGTTTTTTTCCAACAGTTTTATCTTTAGATATAGCAGCCATCTCAGATTTTGTCATACCTTGATATACAGATTTTCTATCTTTAACTTTAGGAGCTAAATTAATTTTTTGACCTACTCTTATTTTATTTAAATCTTTAATACCAGGATTAGCTTCTTTAATAGCTTTTAATGTAGTACCATTATCTTTAGCTATTTGAGAAAGAGTATCACCTTTTTTAACTGTTATTGATGAAACTTTTTTATCTTCTAAAAGTTCATTAACAAGTAACATAACTGAAGCTAATGTAGCACCAGTACCTATTTTTGTAGCTATTCTTCTTACATCTCTTTTTTTAACTGCTTTTTCTATACTATCAACTTTAGCAGGATTCATAGATTTTCTCATACGACCATAAACAGGCTTCTTTGTTTTTTTAGATAATCTACCTTCTCTTGGTTTTATAGAACCTTGAACAGTAGCAACTGTTCTTCCATAACCAGCATCTGTTTTTATTTGTCCTTTTTCTACCATATCACTAAGTCTTCTTTCAGCTATAGCAGTACGATTAGGATTTTTTTTCATTTTATTACTAGCTTTAGGTTTAAGATCTGCCCAAATTCGTTTTACACCTTTTACAAATTCTTGTCTAGCTCCCATTATTTTGCTCCTATTACAGGTGAGGTTTTAACACCACCTATATCAAAGGATTCTCCTTGAGAAAGTTCTGGATCAGATATAGCATCTATAGCTCCTTGTACTGCAGGTCCTTTACGAGCTGCTCCAAATCCTTGTCCTGTTGGTTTACCACTTGTTACACTAGAATCTTTAGTTTTTAAACTAGATGGAAATCTACCTTGAGTTCCACCAATAAATTCTCTATCCATAATTATACTCCTTATTCATAATAAGAAGATACAAGATCATTACCATCAATAATGCCACCTCGTTTTCTTCTTACCATAGATTGTTTTTGTAAATTTTCTGCAATGCCTTGAGAAGCATTCATAATATTATTTAATTCTTTTGCTTTACTAGGAGATAGTCCTCCTCCCATATTTTTCTTAATTACTCTACTAACACCTTTTTTTAGTGCGTTAGCTGCTTTACCTTTTTTAATTGGTTTAGCAAGACCTTTTTTTTGTGCTTGAGCTGCTTTTTTATTCATTTTAATATCTCCAGGTTTTGTTATTTGTTGTTTAATATTAGAACTATTTATCATTAATTAGCACCTTGTATAACTGGTGTTGGTCCTCCTGCAGGACTTGCTGGAGATTGCATATCATCTCTTCTAGTTCTTCTAGCTTGATTACGTAAAGCATCTATTGAATTTTTATACTTTGCTTCCCATGATTGAACTACTTGAAAATCTTTTATAAAATAATTAGCTTCTATCATACATGCATTAAATAAAGCATTATAACAATCTTCACTAAAGTAATTAGAAGTTGTAGCACTTGTACCTGTTGCACTTGATAAAGCTAAAGGTTGTTTTGTATATTGTATTTCACCTGCTAATGTAGAAGTAGGTGTAGGTACTACGTAAATTTGTGTATTTGTTTTACGTGCATAATATCGTGGAGTTCCTACAGATGTAGGTTTATTCCAATAGTCTATTGCATATTCATATGTTCTTTGTAATAAAGGTATAATACCAGTTGGTTCACCAAATACAGTTGCACTTGTTGTAAAGTTTACATTACGTACAACTAATGCACCATCAGGTAAACTTACTACTGGATTGTTTGCTGTAAAAGTAACAGAAGAATATGTATCTAAAGCTACATCATCTAATTCTTTTATTAAACGATCTTCAGCTTTCTGTACAAAAAAAGGAATTTGAGTAGCAAACTCATTTGAATCATTCTCTATTGTATTTACAATATCATCTTTTAAATAAGAATAGTTAGGCATTTATTTATCCTAAGATTAAAGTTACACTACCTGCTTGAGGAGTAGCAACACTTACTGTACCTTCACACTTAATACCAGTTTCTCCCATGTAAATATCTGCTGTTCCACTTGCACCAACTTGGAATTGTATTTTACTTCCATTCGTATCACCTATATCAAAGAGACCAGTTACTGTAGTAAAAGCATGAATAGCTAAAATACGTGTAACTCTAGGTAATGTAACTGCAATAGATGTTCCTGCATTATTTGTTGTACTTACAACAGTTGGTTGTAGTACAATACCATCTCCTGATTTATAAGCTGTGGTAATATTTGTAGACATAATTTTTCCTTATGTTATAAAGGAGGAGAATATTTCTACTCTCCTCCAATATTTATAATTAGGCTCCTTGATTTCCAAACCAACTTCTCCAATCAGAAACACCAAAAGAATATCTTTCACGTGCTTTGAATCGTAAGTTGCCAGTATCGAAATCTGGTTCCATTTTAGTTTGTAATGGAGTTCTGTTAAACATTTTAGTACCATTTGGTACGTCTGTTTTAATGAACCATGCATTTACATCTGTAAATCTTCTGTTCACATAGAACCCATCAGGCAATACACCTAAATGTCTTATAGCATTGATGTCATTGTTTGCAAAGTGATTTGCAGTTCCTAATATACCTGCAGTAGTGCCAGGTGTATTTAGAAGTACATCTGCTGTAAACATTAGATCTGTTGGTACGTGTAATGAAACACCTGAAGCACCTATAAGGATGCCACGATCATCAGTAGTTTTTTGTATCTGAATGATTGCTGCTTCAATAGTACCTTCAGCTATAGCTGCTGCAGTAGTAATGTTAGTTACTGTTCCAGAGCCTACAACTGGGTGTGCTGCACTAAACATTGGTACACCATCACCTTGGTTTGTTGCGAAGCCATTGTTATACAAGTCAGCAGCTTTTTGCTGTTTTGTACTTCCCATAGCTCTTGCTAATCCTTTTGCTCTTAGTTTTGCAAAAGTGTCATATAGATTATCTTCCATAGCTTCTTCAGTTACTGCGAATGCTAATGCTACAGTTTCGTTAGTATACCTTGAGGTATAACTTTCTGATGCATCATCATAAACTACAGCAGCACCTTCACCTTTAACAGGTGCAGCACCAAAGCCTGTGAAGAGTACTTCTTCTTCAAATGCTCTGTCTGAGTTTTCTATTTCGTATAATGGTTTGTGTTCTTCGTCTACGCTGCCATATTCTATTCCAAAAACTGCATTTAGTCCAGGAAGTAGCTCTTTGGCAATACTTGCTCTATTAATAGCCATTTAATTATTCCTTTCCTATTAAGCTGTTGAAACAGTAGCTGTTGTGTAATTGTCAACATGATTGTTGATACGTACTTCATACCATGGATAATCGTCAGTTTCACCTGCTGATGAACTTGTTGCTGTATCCCATGGAGCTCTACGTATTACTCTCATACCTGCTAGTTCTGTTAATACAGGACCAGAAGCATCTAACTCATATCCACTATTACCTGTTTTTGTTGAACCTGCACCTGCTGTCCATACTCCATTATATATACCAGCACCAAAACCTGCTGCTGCTGTTACAGGACCATCTGCCTGTATAAAGTATGTTTGAGCTGGATCAGTACAAACATGTAATTGAATGTCTGTTGCTGTTATGCCACCTGTCCAATATCTACTGAATTGTTGATCCCCATTTGAATCAACATAGCTACATCCTTGGAAAACTCCTGCAGATTTAATAGTTGGGTTTGCACCTGTAGGTACGATTGTACCTGAACTATAAATTGCTATAGGATCTCCTGTAAACATGCTTGTAGGCAATGCTGCTGAAGGAACTATTGGGCTTATGTTATCCCCAACAGGAATCATAGTAACACCAGTAGAGTTAGAACCTGAGCCATTTTTTCTTGCCAGTACCAGTCCTCTAGGAC